GGCCTCACTAGCGGCGGCGTTGGTCTCGCTTGTGGAGGCGTTAGCCTCGCTTGCGGCGGCATTCGTCTCACTAGTGGCGGCGTTGGCCTCACTAGCGGCAGCGTTGGTCTCGCTAGTCGCCGCGTTGGCTTCGCTAGTGGCGGCGTTGGTTTCAGAAGTAGAGGCACCCGCTTCGCTTGCAGCGGCGTTGGCTTCACTAGAGGCCGCGTTGGTCTCGCTTGTGGCCGCATTGGCCTCGCTTGTAGCAGCGTTAGAGGCGCTTATAGCGGCGTTGGCCTCACTAGTGGCCGCGTTATTCGCCAATGTCTGCGTCAAAGCTGTGTTAGCCGCCACCTCGGTGGCCGACCCCAGAGTGCTGTCCACATAACCCTTACGCGTCAGATCGTCGTCTGCCGTAGGGTTCGAAGTAGATGTGACCTTGTTCGCGCCCATGACGATATTGCCAGTCATGGTGCCGCCGGACAGGTCCAGATTAGTGGCAGCTACGCCGTCCACATACGCCTTTGTCGAGGCATCCGACCCGGCGGTTGGCGTGGCGACATTGACGATCTTGTTTGCGCCCATGTCTAGCTGGCCGGTCATCGTGTCCCCGGCTGTGCTGACTCTGTTGGCGATGCTGTTGTTTACCGTCGTGGCGAAGTCGGCGTCGTCGTTCAGCGCCGCCGACAGCTCGTTCAGCGTGTCCAGCGCACCGGGGGCTGCGTCAATAACCGCCGAAACCTCCTGATCAACGTAACCTTTCGTGGCCGCGTCTGCGGCGTTAACCGGCGTAGAAAGTCCAGTCACGGTCGCCGTCGTTCCGGCGTTCATGTCCAGCGAGCCGTTAATGGTCACGTTCTGGAACGTGCTGGTGCCGCTAGAGGCTACGTCTCCGGTTACGTCGCCAATCAGATTGCCGGTCACGCCGCCAGCTACGTTCCCGGTTAGGTTTCCGGTGACGTTGCCGGTCAGGTCTCCGGTGAAGCCAGTGTTTGCAGTGACGACTGTGCCGGTGATGGCGGCAGGGGCGGAGTTGCCGATTACCGTGCCGTCAATATTCCCGCCGTCAATGTTCACCGTAGGCAAGCTCGCCACACTAGATACGGTTGCGCTCGACAGAGTTGCGGTGCCTGTAACTGACAGGTTTCCGCCCACCGTCGCGCTACCCTGAATGTCAGCTACACCGGAAAGATAAAGATTTTTGAACCGCTTAGTCGTTTTGCCGAGGTCTACGGTATCATTCGTCTCCGGGAAGAAGACGCCATTTTCCGTTATCTGAGCAGCCTCACGCCAGACGGCAGCGCCAGCCGCATTACCGACGCAGGTGAAAACCCGGCCCGTCGACGTGTTGAGCCACAAAGAACCGGGCGCATAGCCTTCGCCTACGTCGTTAGTGACCGTGGGGTTGCTAGTCGCGTCGGTCTTGTTACGACCGCCTACGCCGCCATTATCCGCAGGCAAATATCCATCCACAGACGTGGACAAATTGATCTTCGGAGCATTGCCGGTGGAACCGTCGTGGAGATGGCCCGACGAGGCGTCGAAGGCGGCAGCAACTTGGTTGAACTCCGCGTTGAGAGGCGGAGCCGTCACCTCCAGCCCGTTGATGATGTCTGCGACGGATTGACGTGTGTAGCCAGCCATTTAGCGTCTCCCTGCGAGAGCGAACTCGAATACCATGCCTTGAATAGAGTGGGGCGCGCTTTGCCCAACGGTCACAAAGGTGGCTCGGGCCGAGTACCCAGACCCCTGAATGTCCGACAGCATTACCGGCTTGGAGTTGCCGCCATATTGGACATTATCCCCGCCGTAGTCGATGCTTCGTCCGCCGTAGACTGTCGGCGCGCCGGTAGAGGACTGCGAATAGGCGCTGGGTTTGGCGACTTCAGTGTCGCCCCAATCATAGTCCAGAGTTACGTTGAGCGTGAACGGACCCTCTGCCCGGATGAAGGTATTGATTTTGTGAAGGACTTTTCGGATTTCAGTGTCGCCAAAATCGAGGTAGGGCGTGGAATAGATTGATACAATATCCTCGCCGTCGAAATTGTTGCCAACTTCTTGGCGGTACACCCGACCGTCGTAGTCGCCGTGCAGGACAAATTCTTCTCGGCCAATGTATTCCGAAGACGCACAGCTTGCGCGGAACCCCAGAAGGTCAGCGTACTCCCAGCCAATCTGGCCCCCACGGTCAGTAAGTCCGCCCAGAACCCCGACGCTGTTGATGCGGTCCACCGCGTCGTCGCCTAGAAAGTAACGAACCTGAGACTTGGAACGGACGACAACACCATTGAGCGTATCCAGATCGTTTTCAGCAATAAGCTGCAGCAGCCGCCCTTGAATAGGCTTGGAGATGGTCTCAAGCTCAACGTCCCCAATACGGCTTGTACCGGCCACCGGGCGAAAACCGTCAGGAGCAAGAAAGATAAGGTCGCCGCCAATCTCTTGGACGCTGTCGCGGGCAATGCAGCCCACATTCGCGGTGACCTGCTCAACCACGAAACCGGCCTGCACCTCCGGTTTTATACGCTTGATTGCATTAGATCCGAATACGAAGAGATTGTCTCGGAAGGGTTTGAACTGGACAATGTTGAAGCCGACAGGGATCTGCCCCGCACCGGCTCCAGAGTTAAAGTTCAACGGATCGTTCGGCGCGCTGTGGCAAACTACAGAGGGTGCTGCACGGTCTCCGCTGAGAAACAGGTGGTTTTCGAACGCATCGACCAGAGCGGGCGCGTCTACAGCCTGCGGGCCGCCGGGGATTTCTTCCGTACCGTCTCCCGCTGCAGTGATCTCATACCAGTCTACGCCGTCGAACACCTTAGCCGGGTTCACGCCATCCGCAAAGGCAATCTTGCCTCCGTCGCCGAAGTCAAACTGGACGTGTCGGATCTTGTTAACGGTACGGACGCCGTCAGTTGTTGCCTGCGAAAGGCCCGTGTCCATCTTCTGCCAGCCCACCAGCGGCACATGCTTGTAAAAGCTATAGGTATCCGCGTCAAAGTCTTTGCGGGCTGCAATGGCGTAAGCGTTGCCCTGCTCTTCGTTGCGGAACATGACGATGCACAGCACCTTGCCGTCAGCAGCCCCGCTGCCGTCGTCTACTTCTGGGTAGTTAGGGTCAAATGGCTTAAACCCCTCCACGCGACGGTAACCGCCGAAAAGGGACGGCTCGTAATTAACGAGACGCGTAGCCGACCCCGGACTGCTGTCCGCAAGATCGAGGCTATTTTCGTTAGAGTTCAACCCGCCCCGACAAATGACCTTGTATGATTCAAGACGGTCAGGCATTAAAACCTCAAAGGCGTATGATCGAACGAACGACGCTGCCCACCGCCGAAATTTACGCGACGGTCGCGGATGTATTTATATTCGTTAATGTAAATTGACTGGAGATCTTTTAGGCTACGCTCAAAGGCCTGAAACGCAACGCCAGCGCTCTCCGGGTTATCTTTGTACATGTACATGTGGTAGAGAGCGCCATCCACGATGAGAGAGTCAAAAGAGGAGGGAATACGGGTTTCGTCCGAAGCGCTAGATAATTGGGTAAAGCTAAGAAAATAACGGAATTTAAGAGTATACGCGGCGTCAGGGACTGGAGAAACGCCATAGCCCGACCCGTGCGAGGGGAACACGAAGTCCGGCACGCCTCGCCCCGAAGCGCCAGCCTCGTAGTCTTCGTCCCGGTGGCGCTGATACCATTCATCCCGGTGAAGATAGTTAAGAGCCTTGAACCCGACTTCTAGGCTGTCGTCTTTCTGGATTTGAAAACTGTTGTAGTCCACAACCTTGAGATCAGAAGGAAAAGCATATTCTTCTTGTCCAGCGGACAGAGTATCCGTATGCTCGGCAGCATTGAACGGCCACTCAAACTCGGATTGGTTGACTTTGGCTACCGATGAGCGGACGGCATCCTTTACTAGGGCCTGAACGCCACGAACCCCAGCGAAATCCGCCGGGGCGATCTCCACCTCATTCAGGCGGCGGAGGACTTGATTACACAGGTCGATGTATGGTGTAGGCATACAGCCTCCAAGCAAAAAGAGCCGCCCCCATAGTCAGGGGACGGCCCAGTAGTAGGCGTTATGCGATGTTGTAGGCAGTCGTGAACATCGCCTCCGAACGCAGGATCTTACGACCATACAGCTGCATGCCACGGACAATGTCCGCGAACGTGTCCGGCGAGCGGAAGCTTTCGGTCTTGTTGATCTGCTGTGCAGTCGCCGCAGCAGAGTCGTGACCCGCAACCAGAACGCCGAAGTCGGTTTCCGAACCGCTCCCAGCCGAAGTACCCGGACCCGTCCCAATGAACGGCAAGTTGTTCGACTTGTAGATGCGGAAGCCGCGGATGGTTCCGGGCATGCGGCCATTGCGAAGCTCACCATCACCGCCGAAGTCGCCGTTGATCAGCTTGGAGTCTTCGTCCATCAGGATCTCAGCAAAGACCGGGTCCACGACGACCCAGCGGCCCTCAGTGTCCACGTTCTGCTGATCCATCAGGCGGGCAATGCGGTTAAGAACGGCCAGCGGGCTGGTGACGCCGGACGAGCCGCCGCCGACTGCCAGCGGGACCGACGTAATCTCAGCCTCAACGCCGAGATCGGAGCCACCGAAGTCGGTGATGTCCAACTTGTGCGCGGGCAGAAGTTCGTCGTTGTCTGCCGAGGTGTCCTGCTTGGTACCGGAAACCGAAGAACGGCGGACAAAGTTGCCGCTGCCATCCTTCTCGAAGCCCGCGATGTAACCGAGAACGTCTTGGTCGAACGCATCGCGCAGCTTGTAGGCGGCACGGTCGGTCGCAAGGTCCATGAAGTTCACATGGCTGTGGGCCTCTTCGATGTCGTCGATGGCAAACTGAAAGTAGTTGGCCTCATCCACGACCATCGTGAAGTCGGCATCGGTCAGATCTTGCGTGGCAAGCGAAGTGCCGCGCTTGTAGTCGTTGATCGTGATGTCCGGCTCTTTGATGATCTTGACCGAGTCACCGAAGTTGGCGATTTCGCCAGCGTAGTCGGTGTTGGTCACGTCTTCGACAACGGACGCTTTACGAAGGGCCTTCTGGACCTTCTTGGAGTAAATGACGGGCGAGAAATTGCCGTTAGGCAAGTTGCCGTAGCCGCCAGCAGTGGGGAATGCCATGAGTTGA